AACCGTCGTTAAAATCATTCCCGATTGAATTAATCATTTCGGTTTTTGTCCATAAATGATCTAAATCTATTAAATCTAATTCACGCAAAAATGTTTTTTTTATTAAATCAAAGAAAACGGCATTATCTGAATTAATTAAAACTTCTATTCGATCGCTTAAACTTTCAAAACTGAATTGCGCGGCATTCATTATTTCGATTCCATTTGCAGAAACCGAACCCAATTGTTTAATATATTTTTTTGTCGAATTATCGCTTCCTTGAACCATTCCGATTGCGGCTAAATTATTTGCCGTTGCGGGTAAGTTTAGTTTATTAGTAAAGCTGCTTTGACGTTCCAGCGTTCCAATATTCGCCACGCGCTTAGTAGTGGAAATAACCGTTCCCGAATCTAAATCTAAAGGCGTTTCACCGATTTTAATTATTTGATTCATTACGCGTATTGATTAAAGTATTTCGGTTTAACAAAAGTTAATTCGATATTAAAGTAATCGTCTTTTGTTGAACGAATATTAAATGTACCCGGTTCAACACGAACCCCGATCCATTTTGAAAGTTCTTCATTATACCAATAAATTTTCGGGCTTGTTGGTAAAACTTTTAATCCTTCGGCTTCGTTTCTTGTTAGCGTATTGCTTCCAACTTGAACCGCTGGAGAAACATTTTTAAAAGTAACATTTTCGAAATCTTTTGTATCGGAAATATTATCAAAATAACTTTCGTAATTATTCCCGTTTTCTACGTTTAACGCTTCGTAAATTTTATTCTCAAATAGCCAATAATCCCAACCGCCTAAGGTATTTATCCATCGAACATAAAAAGTATTGCAGCTTTGTTCTAAAGGGCGTTTAACGTTCAATGTGATCGGGGCGAAGGCATCCAAAAACAAAGGCGAATCTAAAAGACCAAATCTAATTTCGATTTTCTTTGCATTTATAATTGTTAAATCTCCGTTTAATAATTCTGAAATATTTAACCTTGCCAAACAAATAAAATCAGTAAAAACAAACGGATCAGTTGAAACGGTTGTAATAGTTCCGTTGGCTTGTGTTACTGTATAACGAACGTAATAATCTGCAAAATCAATCATTTGAGAATTACCCAAAAATGAAAGCGTAAAGGGAAAACCAACATTAAAAGAAGGTTGTTCAAATTGCGTTAACCATTGCGGCATTAATTCGGTATAAACTTTCGTTCCTTCGGTATTTCCGAAATATTTATTATAGTAACCATTATTCGGGTCCCCGATTTGAAACGCGCCCGCTATGCAATATTTAACATCTTCGGGATCAAAGTATTCAACCCAACTTTCAGAGCTTCCAATCCAATTATCTTTTGTTGCAAAATAAAACGGGGAATATAAATTCAAATCTTCGGTTCTTATTTCAGTTTCAACTATTTGAAATTCCGTAAAGTTCAAATTTAATAAGCTCCTTAACGCCCCCGAAATTTCGGCGCGCATTATTCCGCTTGCTCCGGGTGTAAATCTTAATTCCCTTGTTTGGGGATTGAATGTATTATCAGTAATTTTTAAGGTTACGTAAAAGTTTATTCGAGATAAAATATTTACGATTGCTAAAAAGAAAGGATTAAAAACGCTCCAAGTTTTATTGAATGTTGCGTATAAAATCCCGCCTGAACTTGAAATATTTAAAATTGTAAAGTTTTCAGCTACTCCACTTTCAGTAATTACCTGAACAACCGCCCCGACTTCATAGCCCGGATTAACTACCCATTCGCCCATAAAAACCGTTCCGCACTCGATTTGGTAATAAGTGCCGTTCCAAGTGCTTTGCGTTGCTAAATCTTTATAATCCTGTCTTTGCATAACAATTACAACGGGATTAAAAGCAGCTACAACATTTACATCAATATCCGAGCTTCCCGTAGCGGGTGGCAAAACAACATTCCGCAAAAATGAAGGCGGGTATAAAATAAATATTAAAGTATTTATTGTTATGTTGCTTCCCGTTATATCAATTATTTCAGCTTCGATATATTGACTAACTGAATACAAAACGAAAACTTTATCCCCTACGTTTAAATCGCCGGGGCTTGCATAAAAAAACTGAAAAAAAGCGGGTGCAAAAGTCGATTGAACAAAAGTTGCGGGAACTCGAATTCCCTTTTGTTGAAGTACCGAATTAATATTAGTAATAATTTCAGTTGCCATAAATTTCCGTTTTTGCGCTTTTTACAAAATCCAAAATTAACCTTTTACTTAATTCGTTTATTCTCCCGTCATTGATAACTGAATTTATTATTCCCGTTGGTTTATTCATTCCCCGAAAGTTTCGCCCTGATCTATGCAATAAATCCCCTTCCCTATGGATTTTTCGAGCGATTAAAAACGCCAAAGTTTCTTTTTTAATATTATCGCGGGGAATTATTCCTTTGTCATTAATCCATTTTAAAATAATTCCTTTTAAACTTCCATTCCCGCTTCCCGTTGTTTTTTTTCTCCCGTACTCTAAACCGAAGATAAAAGCCCGCCCGAAAAGTTTATACGAACCTAAACTAATTTTTGAATTTAAACTTTCTTTTGTTTTTCCACTTGCCGTTGTTCCCGCTGCATCCAAACTTTTACGCAAATCGGATATTAACTTTTTATCGAATTCCTCAATTGTTTTTTTGTCCAGTGATAAGCTCATTTTAATCTAATAAAATCGTTAAACAATTTTCAAAAGTAAATAGCATCGAATCGGGGTTTGTAACCGTTACCGAACGCGTACCAATTAAAGCCGCAATATTTACCGAAATGTTTATTTCTATTTCAGTTGCGGAAATAAAATCAGTTGAATTAATTGTAATTAAAGTTCCATTAATTGAAATCGTTGCACCCTCAACAAAACCGCTTCCATAAATTGAAATTGTTTTTGTTTCTCCCTGAAAAATGGAATTATCTACAATTAAATCAATAACAGGATTTGAATAATAAAATGGAGCTTGCGGGCAAATTGCTTCTTCGGGTTTTAATTTTACTTGAAATTGCAAAACAACGCCCGTTAAATTTTGATCTAAGAAATTAAAAACATCATTTAAAGAAACTTCATAAACTTCGAAAACATCGGGGTGCGAAATTAAATTAGTTATGAATTGATTTGCAATTAAACGCCGCGTTTCAATTATTTCATTGTGTTGTTCCTGTGTAAATTCAGGTTCGGACTTATCGCAAAATAAAATGATAGGTTGGTACTGTTCCTTAATTTGCGCGTATTTCGAATCTCGAATAAATTTAAAATCTATCGGTTGATCCATAAAAACGCAAGGCAAAGAAACATTATCTGCTTGGACGTTTTGAAGCCATTTAGGACCGCTATAAAATAAGCCCGCACCCATGATAGGGTTAGAACAACTTTTTAAAATTTCAACTATTCTCATTTGTTTATTTTTTGTGTTTTCGTTCGTGTTCGCTCATTACTAATTTTTCATAACGCTGGTTAAACTTTCTTAATTCGGATCGCATTTTAAAAGTTAAATTAACTTCATACATTGACAAATCTAAAACCGCGCTAAACCTTAGCGGGTTCCCTTCTGCGAGCGAATAAACCGTGCCGAACTTACCAAACTTTTCCAGCTCTTTAATTCCAGCGCGGGTTTCGAGTTCGGAATATCCTTCATTGCTTCCCGCTGTCTTTGAACTGAAATTTGCAATTTGTTCAAAAAAAAAGCGGAAACAGGATAAGCAATATATACGGGCATTTTCATTACTTCATTGTTTGCAATATTTTCAATATCCTTTCGGGCTTCTATTTCGCGATCCCGAAACTTTCCTTTGTAAATCATTGAAGCAAGCATCAAAGGTATTTTTTCGCAAAAGTTTGTGGATTCGTTCGAAATTGTTTTTTCAAATATCTCCATACAACCGTAATTCATTAATCCCGGATCTATTGACGTTTTATAAACGTTTTCCCCGCACTTAAATTCCTTCGGGCATTCCCATTCGTCTTTGTCGAGTTTCGTTTGCAAAATGAAGTTATATGCGGGTGCGGCTATTTTTGTAATCGCTTCAAAAGAATAATCTAAAAGTTCCGATTTATCGAGCGTGGAAACGATCGCGGCAAGCGTTACTAAATCTTTTTCGTCCCCGTTCGCCCATTCAAGCAAATCGATTGTTTGACCTACGGTTAAATCCTCCCAACTGCCAGCGATTAAAATAGTTTTTCCGTTAATTTCAAAAGGTAAATTCATAAAGTTTTGTTTATCGTTTTCCGGGTGTTGTTATAATTGATTCTTTTGTTTTTTTTCCTACTAATCCCGTAACCCCGTAACGTATCGCGTCTAAAGCGTGATTGAATCGATCTACGGGTTTATTGATTGTTTTGCCTTGCTTATCTACTTGCCAAATGTAATTCTTTATTTCTTTTTGAATGTTCGGGCTTCGAACTAAAAAAACGGGGTATTGTTTTATTTTTTGAATTCCCTGTATAATACTATCGGGACCTTTTACCGTGCTTTGAATATTAAAGCCGCTGGTTAATATTTCCCGAATTGATTTCGGTTCGGCGGAATCCGCAAAAATTAAATCATTTCTTTTTATTCCCGCTTCGCTCATTCGTTTGCAAATTTCGGGGTTCGTTAATCCGTAATCATAAATTAATTCCTGAATATAAATTGCGCCCTCTGAAAGTCTAATATGAACTAAAGCGCTGGGATCATTCGTAAAACCGAAGTCAAGCCCGTAACATTCCATTTTAAAATTTTCGGGCATTACGTCAACCGATTGCCAATTTTCGTAAACCTTACCCCGTTTACCGCCGCCCCAAAAACCGAAAACATCGGACCGCGCCGCTTCGGGATCGTCTTTTATCATTCGTTCCAAAACTCTAATGTAATCGGGGTGTAAGTTTTTAAAATTATCTTTGTAGGTAGCGTGAATTAAAAGCGTGTCTTCGGGCCTAACTTTATCGTGGAATTCCGATTTTAAAAAACAATCTTCGTTATCCGTGTTGTAAGTAAATATTATTTCGAGTTCCGCACCTTTTACGGATCGCAAACTTTTATCCAATTTATCGAAATCGTCCTTGTTTACTTCGTCCGCTTCCTCAATCCATACAAACGTTGCTTCGGTAATCGATTTCATTTTAGCCGTTGAATTTCCCGAAGCCGCCCGAAACCCTTTTGCAAATATTCGATTACCTGTTTTTAAATGGGTAATTTGCATCGTATTTTCCAAAATATGAAAATCGCTTTGCAATTCTTTTTCTTCGATTATATCGATAATTTGTTGAAAGCTCGACCCGCGAATATCTGCGAAATGTTGACGGGCTAAAATCCCTCTGAAATATTCGGGGCTATAAAGTTTCGTTATAGCGTATTGCGCAACCTCGAAAGACCTTCCAGCCCCGCGACCGCCGAATAAGTGCTTATAACGCTTCTTTGCCCTATATAAATCGACGTATGCGGAATTAACGTTCAGGGCTTTCATTCATATTTTGAAATATAACGCGTAACGGTTCCCCGTCTTTTCCTGTGTGTTCAACCTTATCGTTCAATTTTCCGTGCAAAGAATCGATACAAACGTTAAAAGCGGCGGTATCTCCTTCCAATGCTTTTTCAATTTGCCGAATAACCATTTCTTCCTGAATTTCCATTTCTTCGTTTTCGCCTGTTAACGAATTAAAACTTTTACGCCTTAATTCCATTTTTTCACGAAATAAAGTCAATCGGTTTTTGCTTCCTTTTGGACGTCCATTCGGGTTACCGCTTACCCCTTTTTCGAATGGAATTAAATTATCTTCCTTTGCCATTTTTATCGTTGTTTTTTCTCTGTAAACGAAAAAAAATAATATTGGTTCTTTGAACAAAGTTAAATAAAAAAAGCCGAACGAATTAACGCCCGGCTTTTCGAAACTAAGTGAAACCCCTTTCACGCTCATTCAAAACCTCGAAACAAATATAATTTAATTTTCGATTGCGGCGCGGGTTAAATAATTTTCTTCGGGAAAAACTTCTATTTCGACTTCGCAATAATCGAAGTTAATTAATTCGCTTTCAGGGTTTCCGTTGCAAAAAAAGTAATTTATTTCAATGTGTATTCGATCCGATATTTTTTTGAATTCCTGATCTGAGTTAAATAAAAAATCAATTCCGAGTTTATTAAATGCAAGTGCTTTAATTCCAATATCTATTTTATCTTCGTCGAATAAATCGGTTAGGTTACAATTCCAATTTTGAAGCTGCTGGATAAGTTCAACTTTAGTGAAAGTCAAAGTTTGTTTAGTGTACCCTTTCATAGTTTATAAGTTTCGTTATAGTATTGTTCAGCACCTTTATCCATCCTTTCACTTTCAATGAATCCTTGTGCATACGCATCAATTATCTGCTCCTTTTCTATTTGCTTTGCAATTTCTAATAATTCATAGATTTTATTAGGTATTTCGTAATTTAATTCAAGGTCTACAATTTTCATTTCTAAACATTGAACTGCGGTTTGCTTTTTCATAATTCTAAATCTTCGGGTTTTGTTTGCATTCCTAAATTATCAATCGTTTCGGGGCTATCGTTCCAGCTACAAATTAAAGTTTCGTTTGCGGTTCGGAAATCTGAATAAAGCACGTTTAATGGGTTCGGGTTCCCGTGTTTTGAAATTACGGTTTCGTCCCTTCGAATTTCGCAGCGGGTTGTTAAAAATTCAATCATTGAATCGTGATCTAAAAATTCAAATCCGTTTTTTTTCAGGGCTTCGCGAATTCCGTTTTCAATAAAACGCGTGTACTGTTCGTGGGTTGAATTTAAAATCTCGATTGCATCGGGATTATCTTTCAATTTAGTTTTAAGTAAATCGTTCCCGTAGATTTCGGCGGTAAATTTTAGCGCGCCTTTAATTTTTTCGCGTTTGTTGAAGTTTGGTTTTGCTTTCATATTATTTTTTTTAAAATTCAATTCTTAAAGGGTTTTCATTTAATTTTTTACTTCCGTTTTCACCTCGTTTAAATTTCTTTAAAGCATTTTTTTTATTTAATGCGGAAATATATGTAAACCCTTTTTTAACAAATATTTCTTTTTTGTTTACACCGTCAAAAAAAAATGTATTATTTGAAAGTTTTGCGTGTTCAATTTCTAAAGTTTTATTATTTATTTCCCAAATTTTATGCCCGTCAAATGGAATAATATTATCTATTAATTGATGTTGAACTTGTTTCTTTTTCTTTACAGAAATTTCGATATTGATATTGTTTTTTATTTCAATTTCTTTCATATTGTTTTTTAATATTAAAAAGGATTTCCACGATCGACTTCATAAAAGTTTTTATTTGGCTGCAAATTAGTTTTTATTGCTGGAATATTAATCGGGCTTTCATTCATTCCGTAAAAACTTGACATTGTTGAATTATGCCGAAAACCTACGGAACCCGTCGCGCCTTGCCTGTGCTTTTCAAAAAGTAAAAATATTTCGTTTGTATAAGGTGCGCCCGTGTCCTCGTTTTTTAAATCATAATATTCAGGGCGCCAAATAAACGCCACGGTGTCGGCATCCTGTTCAATGGAACCAGATTCGCGTAAATGAGATAAGGACGGTTTTTTGTCGGTTGTTTCTTCGCATTTTCGGTTTAACTGAGCTAAAACGATAAAGGGAATGTTCAATTCCTTTTGCGCGGCTTTCAATGTGCGGGATATTTGCGAAACTTCCGCTTCCCTGTTACCCCCTTTGAACCCTTCTAAGGTCATTAATTGCAAATAATCTATTATCACCCATTGACATTCATTTAAACGCGCGTGCCGCTTTATAATGCGAATTGCTTCATTTACCCCGCATCCCGCTTTGTCGTAAATTTTAAAAGGTTTGTTTTCAACTATTCCGATCGTCTTTTCAAAATAGGTTAATTCATCAGGGTTTAACGTCCCGTCCCTGAGTGCCGAAGATCGAATTCGCTCGTTTGAGTTTTGAAGTATTAAACGCTGGGTTAATTGCGATTGCGACATTTCGAGATTGAAATATATTCCCGGCTTTTGTGTTTGCATCCCAAAAAATAAAGCTAAAGCGGTTTTTCCCATACTTGGACGCGCCCCGATTATAATTAATTCGTTTTGCCAGCCGCCCGTGAATTTATTAACTGATTCTATCCCCGTTTCTAAACCGCTTGTTTGCCCTGATTTTGCAAGTTCAGCGCGTCTATAATATGCTTCGCGTTCGTTTGTAGTTAATTCGGGCATTTCAACAATCTTTTGCAGCTCCGAACCTTCTTCGGTTAGTTTGGTAAGGCGTTTAATCATTTCTTCGGCTATATCCCGCCCCGGTTTCTTTTCGTGCAAACCTATTCCGACCTCGTAATAGATTTTCGTAATATTTCGCGTTATTAAGGCGTTATGTAGCGTTTCAATCAGTTCGGGAATATTCTCGTTATAAGTTACGTTTTGACTTGTTTTAAGAGCTTCGGCGTATTCATCCATTGAAAAGGATTCCGAAGATTTCCACGCGTTCAAAAGTGAAACAGGATCGGGGCGTTTTCCTTCGTCGTTTATTTTTTTTATGAAATGGAATGTTTTTCTGCAAAGTTCGTTTTCGAAGTGGTGCGGTCCGATTTGCGAAATGATTTCTTTGTAAATTTCATTCGGGCTTAAAAGGATTCCAATTAAGGTTTTTTCGATTTGATCGTTTGGGTTATTCATAGTGATTTCTTTTTTTAGGGGTTTTGATTTCGTATTTGCCGGCGTGTTCTTTTTTATTTTTCCATTCGTGCAATTTATGTTGAATTCCAAACATTTTATAATCGTTTAATCGAATTCCTTTTTTATCGTTTGGCGTTGTGTAAAACATTATAAAATCGACAAACATAAATTCGGGGTAACCGTGGTTTGGGTGTTCCTCTTTAAACTTATTTAAACGCTGGATAAATTCTTCGGCGGTTGCAGTTAGAAACCAAGCCCCCGAAATATCTTTTTCATTTTTTTTAAAAACATCGATTGAAATTTCATTTTCTGAAATATTGTCTTTATTGTTTATTAAGTCTATATCGTTTAATAAGTCTTTATTTTGTGTCCAATTGCTTTCCATTTGGTTTTCATTTGGTTTCCGCGTGCTTTTCATATGCTTTCCATTTAATGGAAGGCATATAACTCTATTTTTATATTGGTTTTGAGTTTTTGAAACCGTTTTAATAAAGCCAAATTCTTCTAATTTATTTAAAGTTTTAATCATAGTTGTTCGGGAATTAATCCCGCTCATTTCCTGAATATCAACTAAAATAATAGCGAATTTTTCCTTCCATAAACTTTTGTTCGCCCTGTTTAATAACGCGAAATAAACCGCTATTAAATAAGGATCTACCTTTTCGGGGTTTTCATCTACCCACGAATAGAATTTATTGAAATAATCAAACATAACCTAAAGAATCAAAAATATTTAGATCTAAATCTAAACCAGCATCATAAATAAAATGCTCCATTAATTCAATTTTAGTCTTATCGTTATTATCGGGAAAATCATCATTTAATTTATTTAATCTTCCTTGAATGTAAAGTCTTTTAATCATTACAATCAATTCTTCTTTGCTGTAATCTTCGAGTTTATTAGCCATTTTTTTTAAATTAAAAAGCCCATTAATGACTGCGGTAGAATCGGTTTATTGCTAAACCTCGCAGCCCTTAATGGGCGAAAATCTTTTTAACATCGTTCAGGATTCTACTTCTAAACGTTTTACAAATATAACCTTTTTTCAATTACAACCTTTCAATTCACAAATAATTTTCCCGTGAATTACTTTTGCGTTTTGGCATTTACCCGACCTGATTTCGTAGTAATTAAAATCGCATTCGAGTTTCCACATTTGCCGAAACGGATAATTATTTAAAAACATTTCGCAGAAACTTTCAAAGGTTAAATCTATTTCATCCAGCATTACAAACGGTTCTGTTTTGTGCTTTGCTAAGTAGTTTTCAAATTCCGCTTTCATCTTCGAATGTATTTTTATAATAATCTTCGCCCTCTAAAAAAAAGGTTCCCGAATCGTAAGCGTTTATAATTTGCTCGCGTTCCATTAATTTTGCTTCATTAAATAATTCTATTAATGCAACTTGTTGAAATATTGGTAATTGTCCAATTAACCACTCAACCGCCGTTTGTTTTTTCATTTAATAGTGTTTTTAAATCATTTAATAAATCCTTTGAATTTTTCGCCGTGTACCTGAGTAATTTAAAACCCATTAACGAAGCGCGGTTATATTTTTCACAATTCGCAGTGTAACCCGTTAGCGTTTGGTGTCCACCCATACCGCTCCAATGGTTCCCGCCCATTCCCTCGAATTCAATTAAACAATTAAATTCTAAAATATAAAAATCGGACTTCCAGCGGCGCGAAGTATCAAAACGAAATTCCTGTGCAAGTGTTAAATTATAAGCGCGGCAAAATAAATTAATATCTATTTCGAAAACTTTTTTACTCATTGCTAAATAGGTTTAAATTCATCCATTCGCGGCACTCTAAAACACGTTTGTTAATTGCTTCGATAGTTTCTTCGTTTCGTTCTATTTCGATTTCAAAAACGCGCTCATTAACGGGAATATCTTCGTAAACTGAAAGCCGTTCGATTTCTTCGCAGCCCTTTAAATATTCAATGCTTTCGATATCGGGGCAATTTAATTTAAACCATAAAGATTTTTTTTCCTGTTCGATTAAATTTAGCGGGGTATTAACTAAACAATAAGCAAGGGTCGAAGATTTCGCGCCCGTTAAACTCATATAACCGTGAAGCTGGAAATAGTAATCTTTGTTTAATGGTTCGTTTTTCGCTTTAAAAAAACTGAAAATATCCCAGCTTGTTTTTATATCGGTTACAATTTCGTTTTTCAAAATATCCCATTCGCCCGTTATAAATTCGTTACTCATTCGGGCTTTATTGTTTACGAAATAGTTTTTTTTAAACTTCGAATAAAGCGTTATTGATTCCTCCTCCTGAGAAATTCCCTTTTCTAAATACTTGCTTTGAATCGATTTCGAACGCCCGTATTTTTCGTTAATAAAAACCTTTATTAATTCGCTTTTGCAAGTTTCTGAAAGTTGCCCGGATTTGCTCCGGGCTTCAGTCATCAAAGCCCCTAAAGAGCTACAACGGAATTTTATATTATCTGCATTCATTTTTCGGACGGGGTTAAACTCATATATTTTTCCTGAAATAGCTGGTTAAGTTCTTCAGGAATTGAACTCGCGTAAACTTCTAATTCGTCAATCGTTTCGGAGCTTTCAATTAATTGCCTTAAACGTTCGATTTCGGGGTTAATTACTATTTCTTCGTGGTCTACATAGGTTACATTTTCGCCTGTTTCGTCATTAATAACCGATTGATCGATTTTAACGGCGGTTTGCATCTCGATTGATAAAATACCCCATTTGCTCAAAGTTGATTTTAGCACGGTCTTTTTTGCCATTGCGTCGAAGTCGGTTTTCCAAGGTCCATTATTAAACGATTTCGAATATTTTTTGCCGTGCTGAATTACTTTTTCCGTTGTCCAAAAGCAAGTTTTTTCGAATCCGTTTATTAGTTTGAAATAAGCCGCGTAACCGATAATTTTTCCTTCGCCCGGTAAATCAAATTTTGCATTCAGGTTTTCCGTTAATGTGTTGAATGATTCAAATTGATTTTCGTAAACCTCGATTACATTAATATTTAGATATTGACCCGAACGCTGGGCAAGTTGAACAAGCCCCTTAACGCCTAATTGAAATTGCGCCGCTTTTCCATAGGGAACTATCCAAGCGAAGCCCAAATTTTGGTTAATAGGTAAATCTAAAGTAGCAGCCATTAACGCGGCGTTATAAACCGAAATCGGATCGGCGTTTTTCAACATCGAATTGTTAGCGGTAATTTGCAAAATCGAGCTTATAAACTGTGTTGAACGTTTGCCGATTACTTCCTGAAATTTGTTTTTAACGGCTGGTTTTTCGAAAAAAGTTTTAATAGTATTTTCGATTTTTACGGGGGTTTTGTTTTCCATTTTACAGGGGTTTTTAGTTATTAAAAATTGAATTTAAAGTTAATGATTTTGCTTGAATTATCGTTTAAATCGTTGGCTTTTTTTATAGTTATTAAGCCGCTTTTTTCGTGAAATTGCAAGGTCTTTGAAAGGTTTGAAACCTGATATTTAAAACGTAAATCGTTAACCTTTTTATCGTTTCGTTTAATCTCGTTTTTGATTCCGTAATGATCGCGAAGCTCCTTTAAAAAATCCCGCGTTTTATATTGGACTTTGTGCAAACAATCTTCGAAGCGTTTAACGGGTTCGATTTCTTCCAGCGGTAAAACAGTTTGAAAGTTTGCGATTTCATCGGGGCGAAATGTAATCTGAATTTCACCGCTTGCAAGTTGTTGAATTTTCATTTTTGTTTGGGGTTTTGGTTTAGTTAAAATGCTTTGCTAAAATTGGTTCGAATGATTTTGTAATTTCAATATTTACCGAATTAAAAGCGTGAACAAAATTCGCTTCGGTTGTTTTTTCGTAGTTCCTGAATAACTCTAAACGGCATTCGTTGAAATAGTCTTTTATAATCCGTTCGGCGTTCATTGCGTTACTATTTCGAACGTTTATTCCGTAACGGTCCATTATATTGATTACCTCAATAAACTGTTTTAAAATAGGGTTGTAAGCGTAGTAATTTAATTCGCTGGAATTCGATTTAAAAAATATCCATTCCTTAAATTTATTTGCTTTGTCGCAGCTTGTTTCGGGCTTCGGCTTTCTGTTGTTTGCGCGGGCGGTTAATATACCGCCGAAGATTAAAAGCGCGGTTCCTGTTAATACGAATAAAGATTTCATTTTGTAGGGGTTTTTTAGTTTAAAATATGGGCGGTTTTACCCGCCCGTTTGTTTTAGTTTTTTAATTCGTAATTTTTATCGAAAGCTCCAACAGTAATCCAAACGTAATGCGAAGGTTGGTTTCCATAATCGCCCGTTTCATAATACTTAGTTCCTTCGCTGGCAATTTCGTAAACCTTTGAAAGCAAAGCCGCCTGTTCTAAAGTGTAATTTTCTTTAATATAATATTCATTTACTTGCTTGTAAGCCGTTCCGAAATCTACATTCGAAGATAAAACCGCAATTCGAACGCCTGAATAATGTTCGCGCTTAATTGAAAATTTAACGTTTGGAAATTGAGCTTTTAAAGCCGTTCTGATTCCTTTCACTTGTTCTGTTGAAATGTAAGCCATTTTGCGTTTTTTTAGGGGTTAAACTTTTACCGTTTTGGTATATTCAAAGATAGACTTTTTCTATCAATTACAACACTTTCCTAAAAATAAATTTTATTTGTTGTAAAGTGCTGAAAATGAATAGGTTTATTTTCGTTTTGAGTAAATAAAAGCCCTAAAAAGGTTAGGTTTTCAGGGCTTCAAGTCGTTAAAATCGGCGCGTTTTGCTCATTCCGAATCAAAATCGG